ATCTTCTCTAAGTTGATTAAATTGATCTTCAAAACCAACAACCTCAAGATTATCATCAAAAGATAATGATTGTGTATCAATAAATTTTAATAATCTTTTTGGTTCTTTTATGCCTTCGTCAGATAATTTTTGCACAAGTTTGTCCCTTAAAATCTTTCCACTATATTCTGCAATTTGTTGATCTTTGCTATCTAAGTCCACTTGAAGTTGTTGTTTTTCTTCTCTAAACTTTTTAGCATCAGACTTTGCACGATCTAGGGCAGCAAGTACTGCCTTTGGATCATTTAAGGTTATTTCTTCAGTTATTACTTGTTCTTCTGTATTATTCGTTTCCAATTTGCCCTCCTGTGGCTTCCATTATTACATTATTGGTATTTGTGTTTTGACTTAAACTAGTTAATGATTCTTCTGTTGCTGCTATTTGCTTTGCAACTTCTAAATCATAACCCATTTCAATAAGAACTTGCTCAAGAGATACCCCAACTACTCTTTTCTTTACAGCAACTTCCCAAGCATCTAAACTATCAATGCTTTCAATATCTTTCCATCTAACTTGAATGTTTGGTTCTGTAGAGTTTTCCATTTTTAGAATAAATCTAAACATGTCTGCCCAAGTTGAACCAAAAGTAATTTGACGATCTTTTACTTTAACAATAAGTGGTGATTCAGCAGTTCTTAATGATTCACCAGATGGAATGCTTCCAGTTTTTTCAAAATAATGAAGTGGTGTGGAAGTAATTGATGCCATTGAACGAACAAAATCTCTTATTGGTTCTGTAAAGACTTTATGATCAGCAGGAGCAAATTCTCCAACTTTATCAACACCTTTAAGATACCAAAGTTCCCCTGGACCATTCTTTAGACGACCAATATTTTCTGCATCTGTTCCTGTTTCATCAAAGTCTTCAAATTCAGAAGAATTTCCTGAACCACCTAACGCATAACGCTGTGGTGCTCCTTGATAATCAACAGTAACCATATGTGTTGTCATTAATTTATTAATTGCATCTTGTGGGCCATAAGCATCTGTGTGTTCTGGTCTTCCGTATTGTTTAGATGTACGGAAATGAAACACTGGTACTTCTCCCCAAGGATTTTCTACTACAGAAACTGGTAAGAATCCGTTAGCAGAAACAATGTTTATAACTTCTCCAGGCATTGTATATTTTTCAATACGATCTGGATAATACATGTTTAAATGTGAAGTCTTTTTTGTGTAATCCAGTGGATCTTCTGATTGCCACAATTTTGCAGCAAATCTTTTAATTCTTGGATTTTCATCATCATAAATCATCACAGTTGTAAGTGGTGAATTGTAATCTACAGTTGTGTTTCCATTAACATCTGTCCAAACAATTGCATAACAATCACCATAAACTAATGCACGACGATGAATTTCATCAGCATCAATCTGCAAATCATTCATTTGCCATATATCATTAATTTTTTTATTTGCTTCTTCTGTGTTGGCAGTTATGTTTGCAATTTCTAAACGATTAAGAACTGAATCTACTACAGTTCTAGCAAAGTTAAATCTAAAATTGTTTTTAATTGTGCCTAATACTTGAAGCCATCGATTATTTGAAAAAACCTCTAAATTGGTTCCTTCATAATATTCTTCAGCAACTAAGTATGTATTTCTTCTATCTACTATTGTATCAATAGCCTTTTTAATATCAGACATGTTGTCCCCTTAAGTAATTTATTTGTTTTGTTTCTAGTTTTACTGCTTTATTATCTAAGAAGTATAGGATACCAGAAACAACAGCATCTAATACGTCTTCGTGAGATATCTTTGGGAATGCCCACATTTGTTCTTCCAATACATGGAAATGTGCAGTATGTCTGACTTTTCCTTGTTGGTAGAAATTTAATGCCTTACCAGCACGTATTTGTTTTGATAAGTGTTGTGATTTAGATCTATATTTGATTGGAATATGTTTAAACACATCTTTCCATAAGTCTCCACCTTGGTTTACTTCAACATATAAAACACCAGCATCATAAATATCTGCTAAGACAGCAACTCTGTCAGCAATTTCTGATGGTGACATTTTTACTTGCTCAGCATGGCGTACATATATATTATTCTTACCCAAAGCATCCACCCCTCTTGATAGCACTGCTATTCCTGTAAAGTCAGAGATTTTGTTTTTTGTAACTGCTGGATCTATGGATATTATAGTGTTTCCATATTCAATAACCTCTTCTACTAGTATATCCTCATTTGTCCAAAACATACCATCTGTGCTTACTGGTTTGTTCATATAGTTTTTAGCAAAATCACGAAGATGACGTTGGCTGTTTAACCATTCAAGAGACCACTTTTCTTGCCAAATAGATCTTTCAGTTCCTTCATCATTTTGCATTATTGCTGGATAGTAATGAACTTTAACATTTTGTTCATCAATCCACCCTAATTCTTGATCATCATATTTTTCTGCATATTTTCTAAACTGATCCATTACTGAATTAGGCATAGTGGTAGTTCCAACAAATATCATGCGAGCAAAGATGTTCATTGGGGCAATATCATCAAACACAGTGTTCTTTTGTCTTCCAGCCTGATATTCAGAGTAGTTCTTTTCGCCCTTCTCTATATCATCTAGGATAATTAAATCAGGGCGTTGTCCAAAAACCTTTTTACCTAAAGAGTTTGTGTCAATACCATTAGCATCAAATATAAAATCGTTGCTTTGAATAATACGCCAAGAATTGGACGCCATGGCACGACCAGACGAAGATACAATCTTAGGTTTGCAAAGATCAGGATAATCTGTTTGTAAGTATTCATTTGACTCCAGTTCGTTTTTAAATGTCATTAAGTGCGTTTCTGCTTGTGATGCAGCATCCGAAAATGCAGCAATAAACTTAACATGCCCATGTGCAGCAGCCCACATAGGTAAAATAAGAAAAATCCAGGTACTTTTACCACATTCGCGTGGGGCGATAAAGGCATCACGGTTTTCTTTCGGATTTTTGGCCTTGTGAATCCAGGATTTGCCATACTCTATGTTAACGCAAAAAGCATAGGATCATACTTAGTTAATTCTTTTCTACCTTCAGAAAATGTTAACAGTTCAATAGGAACTGCATCTAAAATTTCAGTCGCCAACATTATTTTTTCTTTACACCCTTAGTTGTTTTTTGATTTGACAACAAAATATTATAAATATCATCAATCCTTGATTCCAACCTATCCACTTTATCTGCCAATGAAGAACCCCCATTAGGCTTAAGTTCAGATAAAAAGGTTTTGATCATATATCTATATACCCCCAGAAAACTTGACAACACCCCAATTAAAATTACCCCTATTGCTGAAATTATCTCTGGAGTCATTATAAGACTACCTCATATTGAGGTTTGTTAAGAATATTTTTCTGAGACACCGAAAATAGCAAAAGAAAATTAATTTTCCTAGTGGGTACCCCTTGCCCTTGACAAACCTTTATATCTGTGATATTATCAAACCTCATTGCTTGCCAAACCTTTGTTTCTTAGTATATTGTTTCTTGCTTTCGCTTCATTTAATAAGTCCATGATAGCCAAGTCAGATCCATCTTTACTTCTCTGTTCTTGGATAATGGTTGACTTACCTTCTATAAGGTTAATGGTTTGTATAGCCTTATGCACTGCCGTCGCCAATTTGTTAAGTTGATCAGGATCCAGAACATCTTGCATCAATGCCTCTACACATCTATCTAATACTGCTTGTGCTGCTATGATCTTTTCTTTGTCTGAGTAGAATGCTTTTAAATCCCCCGCCATTTTTGCCAGGGTATCAAGAGTGGGCATATCAAGGTTACGCTCGCCAAACCACTTCTTCGCTGTATGATAAGACTTTGGAAAACCTAAATATCTAAGTGTTGGACCAATACCCATTTCTTGGGCTGTTTGGATAAACTCTGTTTTCTGTTCTTCTGTAAATTGACTATATCCCATGATATTCTCCTATAATGGTTTGGTAATTACATTTTACGACGCACGTCTGGCGGCCTCT